CCCCACTTAACTCTTAACAATGGACTATTCAACAATTGTTTCAACCAGGGTTGGAGTCGAGTCAACTCTTTTCAACTTCCTGAGAGGGACTATAGACCAGTACATACCAAAGACCCAGCAGACTTATGATGATTACAGGCGTGTCATGCACGATATAATATGCTTAGGGCTGGTTGAGGAACAGGGTTATGTAGACCAGTTCAATTTGTCCAAGATTGGTCTCATGTCTAATGTTGATGGTATGAATCGACTGACCCCAGATCTATATCACGATTCTGACAAGGTTCTGCAAATTTGTGAGGTTGCTGTGTCTCATGATCCCAGTTTTGTCATAAAAAAGAAGAATGAGAAATATTCCGAGCTAATGAAATTCCTCAACGAAAATTACAAGAGGACAGAGTTCCAGGTCACTGTTGTTGACATCTCTGATTCTGAATGGAAAGACACAATGCCATCCATACCCACAAACGCAATGAATTTGTTCTCACGCTCTGTCGAGAATCTCATCAGAATACATTCCACTCCTTCATGCAAGAAGTTCATTCGGAAGGATGACTCACCATTCAATTTCAAATTCAGATTTGATCATGACCTCATGAAGGCTCTTAGTGATGAGGCTGGCTCCGAGTCACTGACAAGGGAGTATTTATCTAGTTATTATGATAGTCTTCCAACTAAGCTATCAAACGATCTGACCACAGACTCTGAGTATCTCGATGATCTTTCAAAGGCCATATTAGACAATTCATACACAGATCGGCCATTCCCTTCGGAGAACACCATAAAACCTTCAGAAATTTCAAGGATGTTTCGTGACACCTTTGAGTACGAGGCTAACACAGACAAGATCCCGAAGCTTTTGCAACTCGGTATGCCAATTAGGTTTAGAGAAACAGGTAGACTGGATGAGAACTCAATCATATCAGCATTCAAATCTCCAGCCTTCTCAGGTGGTTATGCCGGGTTAATCAAGGACTCTTTGAGGTCTGGCAATCATGAGGGGTTGAGACTCAAACTGAGAATAGACGCTTCTTCTCTCAGAGAAGAAATGCTCCAAGGTCCAGGGAGAAAGAAATTGTTGAAAATGGAAAACATTCATGTGGAGAGAAAGGCACCAACTCACATAGGCATCAAGGAAAACCACTCATCAATGCTTGATTCAACAATAAAGGACATCCAAGAGACTGATGGCAATGATTTCGTGGAGCCAGTTTCCATGCATGGAGATTGGATCAGCCCAATCATTGCCAGAGATCTGAACAATGCATTATATAGGACTAACAGGAACCGATTCAGCTCTGTACTGAAATTTTACCAGATAACCTCAAAAGAAATCATCCTGAATTCTATGAGACGAAGGAATAAGGGTGAGTACGTTCTATGTCACACTGGTTGCCGTGATGTGTATTTCCTGATTGCACCTGGCCCTCAGTTGAGAACAGAATCGAATGTGATCTTCGTCAAGTTCATATCTTTGACAGCATCTGTCCAGTCTGATCTCTCAAGAACATGGGAGCCCGTCAATGAGCATTTCGAGTCAAAGTGGTTGTCAGTTGACACAGATAGGCTAAAACATTGGGCGCGCGCATATGATAGAGTTCTACTCACTTTCATTTCATCAGCAGAGCTGTTGCTGAATCAAGATAATGATTTGCTATCTGTGGTCAAATCAGAGATAAATAACGGGAACTTCAGCCTGTTGTCTCTAATCTATCTGGAGAACAAGCAGACGACTTCTACCACTATACAAACGACAAGATACACATTTATGAAATCTATCGGCGACAGGCAGATAAGTAAGGTCCTTCCAAAGTTCCCGCAGAGAATCAACTCTGTCTTACAGTCCGTGATATTACAGAGAACAATGCGTAGCCTGCAGAAAATTTGCTTCTGTCCAACAAGCGACTGGTTGACTCTGAACAAAGTCATGAGAGATGAGGAGACTGGCCAAATAGATGATACAACCACTGGTGCTGTAGGAACAGTCCCTAGGATATTCACACAGGGCGATGATGTGCCTGTCAAATTCTCACTGTACGAGATGTACATGTGCATGTGTTATAACAAAGACAGACAGAATCAGACACAGGACGCAATGAGCATCTTGAAGAAGATACTCAAGCTAGAGTCTAGCATGCGTGATCAGCTGTCTGTCAGGGATGACAAGCAAAAGATGGACCACCTTTGGGGTGTACACGACACTTCAGAAGACATTGCAAAATGTGTCAGAGGAGAAAACAGAGAAGACCATTATTTTAGCAGACGTGCTGTCAGCTTGGGATTTAAACTTCAGGACTCTCATAAGGATAATCTGTCACCCTCATCAGGATGGTGCACAATTTCGAAAATGAATGAGGCTCTCAACAAAAACTTGTCAGAGTTTGCAACATTCAAAGCATCTGTTGCAAAAGTGACAAAGCATGTGGACCCTCTTATTCTGGATGAGATAAAGAAAATAGGAAATAGAACAAAATGTATAGAGTTAGTCTACAATCTAGTGAATGACAAAGGATTTACTATGTCCAGGGATGTGGTAGACATGTTTTCGAAGGACCAAATATCCTATAAAGTATTTATACAGATCTTCAAGAAAAACCAAGTAGGTGGCGTTAGGGAGATCCTAATACTGTATATCGTGAGTAGGATACTCATCAATGTAATTGAATCCATTTGCATAACATGCTCGAAGTCTGACAAGAGAGAGATACTAACCAAGGGGAAGGACAAGCGCATTATGATGCGGGGTGATTATGAATCATTGGTTTCAGAACATGAGAAGGGCAAACCATTGTTGATGATACGTGATTCTCACGACATGTCCACATGGTGCCAGAAATTCATACCAACAATCTTTCAGCCCTTCTACCAGGTACACTCCAATCAACTCAAGGATCTGACACATTATGCTAATGCCACCCTGGTGCAGCACTGTTTAAAAGAGATTGAATTCCCGAAGCATCTAATCAAACAATGGATCACACATCCAGATATTGAGCATAAAGAACCATACATGCAGGAGCAGAAGAAGAGATTCTTAGAAACTGGGCAGACAACCTTCACAAATTTATCGAATATGGGGCAGGGCATCCTGCATTACAATTCGACTGTTTTAGCTCTGGCTTGTAGGAGTTTCAGAGATGCACTCTTTGAGAAGTGCCTCCAGAGACTGCAGACCACAAAGTCAATCAGTTGGAGGACAAAGGTTGGCTCAGATGATGTTGGCGAATTAATATGCGTTGACTTGACGAAGGACGATGGAATGGCACAAGCTAGACTTTTTGGGAGGGTGACTGAAGTTAGTGAGAGACTTCATGCCATGGAGTGTTCAGTGAAGTCAGCCTCTGGCCTTATTATGTATGAATTGAACTCTGCTTTCATGTGCAATCTGGAAGTCCTTTCTCCACTCATCAAGTTCACACTAGCAGCAGTCGACATGGTGTCCACCGATTCGTGCACAACATTCGTTAATGAATCTTATTCAAGGATAAGACAGCTGAGAGAGAATGGAGGATCTAGCATGATCTGTGCGCTTGCTCACAGGTTGAATGAGTTGCACTTTTATGATGTGTTCAAGACAGGAGAAATGATGACCAATGATCCTGCTGAGCTGTTAGGAATCCAGAGGGATCTCGTGCCCTTTGACCTTGGTATCTACCCTTTGTATGACTGTGACATCCAAGAGACCTTAGGTCCTGAGTACTACAATTACAGGATCTTTTGTGATGATAGACACGATCCTAAGGTATTTTCTATGCTATATAGCTCCAACGTCAATCTGGAAGAGGCCTTGATTTCTGATTGTGATGGAGTGTTGAAGAAAACAATCACTAGGATATCAAGAGGCGCTGTCAAACAGTTAGTGAATATGAGAGAAAGGCTTGGTCTCGATCCGGAGATGATCTTGAGTCAGCTTGAGAAAACCCCATTGATGCTAATAAGAGGACCACAAGGTGTTGAAGAAACCAAGGTGTCAATAGCTTCGAAGCTTTACACCATGGGTGCAGCTGAAAGCCTCAGACGGACATCACCAGCCATTTACCTTGGGAGGATAGCTGCTTTTGAGTCTGCAAATGCATGGGATTTGATTGAAGTTGAGACAAAGGAACTGTTCTCGTTCGAACAGATGGCAATGGTTGACACGAAACTTTACAAGAAGGTGCGCACCACTTACTCCAACTACTTAAAGAGGGTGTATGAACAGAGTGAACCGATGAACTTCATTGAATTGAAGGGAATGCTTTTCCCTCAGCATGAGACCTATGACTCCTGTAGAGCAATGGTCAAGAAATTCTCTTCTGGTTCCTTGACCCGGAAGGTTTTGTCCCAGGCCGTGAGAACTTGGGTCATTAATAATTACAATTATCAATATACCTCATCAATTAAGCAGATAATAGAGTCAATGCTTGGATTATCTGAGGAAGCTAGACTTGATGACGTTGAAGAAATGAGGAAATTCATACCATATGACATGTCCTCTATCGAGAGTTTTGTCGAAGGTTGCGAGAGAAGTAAACAGAGGCCCTTGGAGGTTTTCCATTATATCATGAGGACATACAAACTCTCTAATTCGAGAACGATGCAGGTTTTTGCGACTGGTCCTAACACAGGCAGCTTCCCAACCACAGTGAAGGTTTTAAAGAAATTCAATCACATGAGGAACATGACATTTAACGTGGACGGAATTGATTCAATCAATGAAGTTAGGCCAGACGCCACAAGAGGTTCTCGTGATGAGTTCATGAAATTTTCATTCAACCTACTAATGCTAGATCTGCAGGAACTGTTCTCAGAATTCGATCCTTTAGAGAAGATGACAGTCTCTGGGATGACAATCAAAACAGTGATCACATCTATGATGCGCTCCATAAAGAAGATAAGTGGCTACTCGAATCAGATGAGGAAGTTGATAACATTCATCGCTGGCAGAGTCCTTGAGCGCCACGAGTTTGTGCGCAAGCTGCTTGATTGGAATGTATTCATCTTTGGTTACATACAAGAACAAAAGAAGGTAAACAACAGGTGGTCTGGTGACCTTAGAGTTAGGGTCTGTTACATGCAAGAGTGCTTTGATTATGTCGAAGACACAACAGGGAAGTACCTTGAATTCAATAGAGTGCAGAATCCAAGGGACTTCAATGATGCTTTAAAATTGTTGTGTAGGTCTTTGGAGGGTGTCTCTTACGATATGTTGTTTGAGGAGGGACGAATCAGACCCGGAGATTATGTCATGAACAAAGGTATAAAGCTGAGCAGCGTTAGAGATTCTTGGGGCAAGAGACTACTTTGTCGAAGGCGAGATTCATATGCTAATAACACAATCAACACAATGATGTCTGGGAAGATGGAATGGCAGATTAACAAAGACAAATCTCACTCACTGATTTACACCCCATACAAAGGAAGTCCTTTTAGTATCATGCATGTGCCAGGTAATTACTATCCAACAGAAGTGCCAAAAAGCTTCTGCTGTGGTGACGAGATGAAATTATCAGGGGTCAGACTAAACTTGCTCTTTCAAAACCGGTCATGGTTCTTTGATCAACGATTACCAGAGCTACCTATGGAAGAATCTGCAGAAATCCTTAGGACAATGGATTATAGTCAGATCGTACGTACGAAGGACATGGTCAAACTCCAGATAAATGAGCTACTGAATGAGGACATGCCAGATGATGATTTCAACACCGAGGAAATTTTCTCTGACCCATACACGAGCAATGTGAATCTTAACAACACTAAAGAACTCGAGATGAGCTCACAGACCATATTTGATCTGTTCTACAATCTGAAGAAGTCTGATTACACTGATCTCATTAACCTACAAGCTGATCCAATAGAGAGCTGGGCAGACGAGGTAGAACACTCACCAGTTGTCAGAGAGACTTTAGATGGCGATGAGCTAAGATCTGCCCTAGACACACTTGAAGGTTTTGGAGTGATGATCCAATCCCTTGGTGCGCCAAAGAAAAAGAAGTTGGCGAATGCATATTCCATCCACAACCTGCTAAAAAGCACATCAATGCAGACTAGAATGTTGAATTATCCTTTCAAATTAGGTAATATATCGAACGAATCAAAGAGGGACCTGCCAGAGTATGCCTGTCATGTGAAAAATCTCTTGGAAGAGGAAACTTGCTTGGACAGGGATTACCTAGCAGATCTCTACAAACTAATAGTTCAGACAATAGTTGATGTCACAGGTAAGGATCAATCTAGAATAGAGAAAGTGATTTCCTCACTAGATCCTCTGAATGTGAAACAGATAAAGCTGATATCATACACGCACTCACCACACAATCTCGAGACTATAGAGGATCTGTTCACAGATGATGAGTCCTCCGACGATGATGAGGAGTGATGACTTGATCAATATAGTACCAAATTATAAGCTATATTTTGTTGTTGTGATGATTGTGGG